AAGACTCTCGACGTTGATAACCTTGCTGGAGGATGCAAACCTCTCATTGACCAAATTAGATACTCCAAACTCATCCCAGACGATAACCCCGAAAGCGTCGAAATCACGTTCACGCAAGTCAAAGTCCGCACCCAAGCAGAGCAACGAACCGAAGTCAGGATTACCAAAGCGTAAACCAAAACCCAAGCAACCATATGAGCTTTAAACCATCCAAGAAAATGGGAACACCTCCCAAGTACGACGAGGCACTAGGAGATGAAATATGCGAACGACTCTCAATGGGTCAAACACTCTCATCTATCTGTAATCTCGAAGGTATGCCAAACTACTCCACAGTATGGCGTTGGGAATGCTCAAATGAAGACTTCCGCAACAAATCTCATCTCTCACGCAAAATAGGTACTCACGCAATCGCAGATGACTGCATAAGAATCGCTGATGATCCAATGCTCGATGCTCAGGAGAAGAGGGTCAGAATTGACACTCGCATCCGTCTACTAGGTAAGTGGAACGCACGTCAGTACGGAGACAAGATCGAAATCGAATCGACACAAGCAAAACCATTGAACGTCACATTCACCATCGGTGATAGAAGTGCTGAACCCATTGAGCTAATCCAAGGCAGGGAACCAGAGGAGAGACTACCGCAGATCGAAGCGACTGGAGAGGATCATGTGGGATAAGCGAACGATTTGCTAATGCATTTTAACCACAAAATCACTGATGTTGTCGATAATAATCACCATATAGTGGCAACATATTTTAAATACCCCATATCTAGGGGTAAATCGTAAATGGTCAAATTATGCCCAAAATGCAGTTCTACAACCCATGTTATGGAATGCCGTGACCTTGGCAATCGATTCTCGCGCCGTCGATACTGCAACAACGAAAAGTGCAATCACCGATACTCAACCTTTGAAGTGAGCGCACAAGACTACCTGAGCCTGAAACAAGTCAACAACATGAAAGCAAAACTAACAGAGATAATCGAGAACCTATGAAAGCGCATGAGATAACACCAGAGATGCGTATAATCCAGCAACAAAAGCAGCAGATCAGAGAATTGCGGCAAATCATCCACGAATTGCAGCATGACGTAAACAAGCAGAAGTCCTTGATCAACAAGCTAAAGAATAGGGAAAACAATCAATAACTTCACATAACAGCAGTAGTACATAATGAAAACAGAAAAAATGAGATTCCACGCACTAGGACTTCCACACACAGTTACAAGCAAGGAGTTTAATGCCTGTGCCTACACGCAGAAGGTAGTCAAATTCGGCAAGATGATGACCAATAGGGGCCATGAGGTCATCCACTATGGGCATGAGGATAGTCTTCTAGGTTGCACTGAACACGTCAGCGTCCTGACCAATGAGGATTTCGCTAAGAGTTATGGCAGCCATGACTGGAGGAAAACATTCTTCAAGTTCGACACTGGTGACCATGCATACCAGACGTTCTATGCCAATGCCATCAGGGAGGTAGGTTTTCGAAAGAAAAAGAACGACTTTATTCTTCCATTTTGGGGCAGCGGAGTCAGACCGATATGTGATGCACACCAACATGATATGATCGTAGTTGAGCCGGGGATAGGGTACGCTGGTGGTCACTGGGCTAAGTGGAAGGTTTGGGAGAGCTATGCCATCTACCATGCGTTCTGCGGTATGGGTGCAGTTGGAAGATGCCAGCAGGATAACTATTCCGTGGTGATCCCCAACTATTTCGATATCGATGACTTCACCTTCAACGACAAGAAGGAGGATTACTTCCTGTACTTGGGCAGGGTCTATAGCGGCAAGGGAGTTGATATCGCAATCGATGCAACGCGCAGAGCAGGAGTGAAACTGGTTGTAGCGGGTCAATGCGAGGCAGGGTATACATTCCCACCCCATGTGGAGTATGTGGGCTATGCTGACGTTCCTAAGCGCAAAGAACTCATGTCTAAAGCCAAGGCATCCTTCCTGCCTAGCCAGTACGTCGAGCCATTCGGTGGAGTCCAGATCGAGAACCTATTGAGCGGAACACCAACCATCACGTCTGACTGGGGTAGCTTCGCTGAGAACAACCTGCACGGGGTCACTGGCTACAGGTGTAGGACGATGGGTGACTACGTCGATGCAATCAACAACATCGACAAGATCAGACCAGCGGACTGCCGTGCATTTGGGGAGAACTTTACGCTTGAACGAGTTGCACCTCGGTACGAGAAGTACTTTCAAGACGTGCTAGACGTGTACAATGGAGCAGGGTGGTATGCTGATGGCAATGGAATCGATGCAATGACAATGACTTATCCATCAAATCACTAACAAACCTTGTGACAAATACTACCCACTATTTGTCACAAACAAAAGGAAAACAAATCGAATGATAGATGAAACTAAATGCGCGGCACTTGTTGAGGTGATGAATTATCCACTTGAGAGACAAAGAATAGCTGAAGGATTATTGCAAACCATAAAGGAGCGTGACCAGTGGAGGGACTGCGCGGATCGACTAGTAGCGTCATCAGGTTGGCATGACCAATGGCCCCAAGCAGTGGCACACTACAGGAAATTGAAGGAGGAACTAAAATGAGTGACTACACATTTGAATCGGAGTACTGGGGAGACTGCTGCAATACCTTCGACGAAGACCAGAAGCATTACGTCTACGCTCGCTACATGGGACTGCATCAGGTTGGCTACGGGTTCAGTCTGTCAGGCAAGTCAGTGATCGACATAGGTGGTGGCCCAACGTCCATGCTGTTAAAATCAAAAGGACTTGGCAGGGCATTGGTAGTGGATCCACTCCAGTATCCACAATGGACTTACGCTCGCTACCATGAGCATGGTGTTGAATGTCTGGTGATGCGAGGTGAGGACGTGGTAGAAGATGGGTTCGATGAGTGTTGGATTTACAATTGCTTGCAGCATACGGATGACCCTGCGCTAATCATTGCCAACGCACTACGAGCGGCAAAGGTTCTTCGCATCTTTGAATGGGTTGATATCGAACCACATGATGGGCATCCGCAGATGATAACTAAAAAGATGCTTGACGAGAGCATAGGTAGTGAGGGAAGGTTGGTTAACTTGGCTGAGGCAGGTTGCTTCGGCAAGGCATACTATAACATACATACAAAATGAAACTAAGCACACCATACGAACAATTCGTTCAATCAATCGTTAAGCCGGGGCATGATATCCTTGTCCAGCTAACACCTCTTCAGGCATCCATCTTACACATGGCAGTTGGAGTGAGTGGTGAAGCGGGTGAGTTGCTGGATGCAATCAAGAAACACGCAGTGTACCAGAAGCAATTAGACTTCGACAACGTGCGGGAAGAGGCAGGAGATATCCTGTTCTACCTTACTGGTTTGCTTAACGAGTTGGGCTTAACGATTAACGAGTGCATGGAAGCTAACGTCGAGAAGCTGTCGAAGCGTTACCCAGAGAAACGCTATACCAACGCAGCAGCAATCGCACGGGCAGATAAGCTAGACGTGGTTGAAGAACCAGTTGTGTTGAAGGATGACGATGACTTGGACGGAGTGAAGGTCGAACGGACTTGCCGCATCGAAGATCCAGAGTGTGAGTCCTGCCAATAAGGTGTCATATATGGGATATATTATCGGCTATATCGTATTAGCAGCTATTATACTGTATGTTGTATACGATGGAATAAAAGGATTTGACGAGTGAACACACTTGAACATTACATTCAATACAAGCGGCTCAACGCAACTAAAGTAATGAACGCATTACAATTAAACGGAATCATCTCGGACGAGTGCATCTTCCCTGATGACGTTAGGGATTCGGGTCAGGCAGTCTACTGGTTGGAAGATCATATGGGAGAAGTACATAAATCATGAACTGGGACGAATACGCATTATCGATAGCAGAAGTGGTTGCCAAGAAATCCAAAGACCCTTGGAGACAGGTTGGTGCTGTGTTGTTGCGGCATGACAACACTGTTGCGGCGTGTGGGTATAACGGATTCCCACCGCATATGGAGGAAGACTGGACTGACAGGGATAAGCGTAGGAATTACGTTGTCCATGCAGAGCAGAATGCCTTGCGTCATGTGAAACCACTAGAGTGCTATCTGCTGGCATCAACGACATTGCCATGTAACAACTGCCTGAAATCGCTTGCATCTTACGGGATCAAAAGGATAGTCTATCGTGAGACGTATCCAACAGATGAATCAACAACACTGCTTGCAGCGGAATTCAACATTGCATTGATAAACGTATGACAAAAGAAGAACTCTGGAAAGTGTATGTCAACAAGAACCCATCGTTCAACGGACGTGGGAATGTGACCATGTCTGCGAAGGGACTGCGTAAGTTGTTCGATACGACTTGGGATGTTGCGATGTATGACGGAGAAGAAGAAGGTAAAGACGAACCAAGATCATATCATAGCTCTAGCACTGGTGTGGATGCATTGAAGAGTATCTTTGGAATGAAATGAACGAGCCAAACATAGCGCAGAAAGCGGTTAGCTTCGTTAAGAGTGCAGCGGCATTCGTTAAAGCAGGTATGCCTATACGGAACAAGGAGCAAGTTGAGGAGCGGTTACTGATCTGCAACCAGTGCGTTCACTACGATCCAACGGCATTTAGTGGTGCTGGAAAATGTGGTGTTTGCGGATGCAACATGGAGATCAAATTGGTTATGGACACGGAGAGATGTCCATTGGATCATTGGACATGACAAGAGAAGAAGCCCAGCGGAAATCCAACGAGGACTATATGCATGGACGCATCACGAAAGAGGAGTGGAACTTCCAGTTTGAAGAACTAGGAAACGTGAGAGTTTGGAGTAAGGATGGTAAAATTCACCAACTAAAGGAGGAACATGAAAGACTCAGACCAGATAACAGAACTGCAAAATAAAATTGATAAACTGATCGACACCTACATTGCCGAGTTTGATTTGCCATTGGCAAGCATGATTGGCATCCTGCAAGTCAAGATCCACGAATTGATTGAGAACTCCATGTATGACGAGGATGAAGAAGATGATGAGGACGAGGAGGATGAGGAATGAAATACAACAGGCTAGATCAGCTTGGAATTGTGATTACGGAGAACCCAATTGAGCATATTGAGTTTGATGTGCTAGATAAA